TCCAGATCACGCGACTTCGGAAGGTCGTCGAGCCCCTCGGTGATCTTGTTGAAGATCCGCCAGTAGTCGTCGGGCGTGAAGGTGACGTCGGTGAAGCGGGGCAGCTTGTTGGAGCGGTCGCGCAGCGTGGGGTACTTGGGCTCGGAGTGCCAGCGGATCTGGCGGACGCGCATGCGCTCGCCCTTCTTCTCCGGGTCGGCCATGTAGGACTGCTCCATGTGGCCGATCAGGTCGAAGTCCTGGAAGATCGCGTCCTTGATGTCGCCCTTGAGGCGGGCCTTCTGGACGAGGGTCTGGGTCTCTCCGTCGTCCTCGGTGGCGTCCTTGGTGTGGAGGTTGACCACCACGTTCATCGGCAGGTTGAGGATGGCCTCGATGAGGCCGATCATCTTGCCGTCGAGCCAGCCCCAGTCGGCCCAGCCGGACAGGGACTCCTTCTTCTCGGCCTTGAGTCGCTCCTGGATGAGCTTGCGCTGGTAGGAGTCGAAGGTGTCGATGATGAGCGTCTCGTACTTGCGGGACGCCGCGGGCTTGAGGCACTCGCGCCGGAGCATGTCGAGCGCGGCGTCCATGTCGCCCGAGGTGAGGACCTCGGCGTAGGGGATGCCCATCGAGGCGACCGAGAGCCGGCCCTTCTCGCAGTCGAGCAGCAGGGGCTTGGGCCACTGCGCGGCGAACGGGGTCTTGCCCACACCGTGGTCACCCATGATGAGCGCCTTGAGGTAGGCGCCCCCGTTCTTCCCGAGGAAGTCCTCGAACCCGGTGGTCTTGATGATGAGCGGCATGTCTCTCCTTCTCAGGCGTTCTCTGCGACGGCCTGCTGGAGAGCGAGGCCGAGGGTGTTGAAAGGTGGGTGGTCCTGCGGGTAGCTGCGCGGGTGGTTGACCCGGGCGAGCGTCTTGGCGATAGCCGTGCGTCGGGCGTCGGCCTCGGCGTAGCCGGTCCTGCGAGGCTTGATCGCGCTCATGGCGCGCCGGCCTCCTCGTCCGGGAGTCCGACGCCTCCGCAGGTGGTCCTGAACGGGCAGTAGCGGCAGACCTCGCCGGTGGTGTTGATGGCGTAGACCTCGGCCTCGCAGGCGCGCACGTAGGCGTCGACCGCGAGCATCAGGCGGGCGTAGTCGCGGGCGTTACGCCACCCGCCGTCGGCCCACTTGTTCTCCTTGAGGTTGATCCACCGGAAGCGACGCGAGGCCAGCGGCAACTCCCACTGAGAGCCGCTGTGGAGGCGATAGCCCCAGCTGGAGAACACCTCGTCGAGACGCCCGATGGTCTCGGCGGGAAAAGCCTCCAGCGCCTGCATCCCCGACTCGGTCCAGCCGAGCCAGAACTCCGGGGTCGTGCTCGCCCACGCGTACGCCGTGCCCTGCATGTTCCAGCGCAGGTAGGTGGGCTGCTTCCCGGTCTTGTTGTCGTCCAGCGAGAGGTACGGCTTGCGGTTGACCTTGCGGATCGAGATCCGGTCCACGGTCCCGGTGAGCGTGTGCGTCCGGCCGGCGATCGGCATGGGGACGGCGAACTGGTACTCCAGCCCGAGCAGCCAGGACTCGTCCTTGCGCAGCAGGTCGTAGTGGTCCTTGATCGTGCGCCGGCCGCGCTCGCGGAGCCCGCCGTAGGTCTCGCGGGGGAGCCACTCGGTGATGCGGCGCACGCCGGGCAGGCGCTCGATGTTCTCGGGCTGCCAGTAGAACTCGAAGGTGCTCAGGCCGATGTCGACGGCGTCCTCGCGGCCCTCGTGCATCGCCTGCTCCATGAGCATGAGCGCGTAGTGCACGACCGAGCCGAACTCGGTGGCGGAGAGGGCGTGGGGCTGCGGTGCCGCGGGGTCGTGCTTGGCCTGGTCGTCGTAGATCTTCTGGGCCTGGCAGCGCGACCACGAGGAGAGGTCGGACTGGCGGATCAGGTAGCCACCGAGCCCGTTGGGCCGGAGGAAGTTCCCGGTCAGCGGCGTGATCTCCGGGAGCAGCTGCTTGTCGCTCATGCGCCCTCCTGCTCCCGCTGCATCGCGGCGAGGCGGGCCTCGGGGTGCAGGACCATCTGGACCTCGGCGGTGGTGACGTCGGTCTCCGGGTCGTAGGCGGCGTCGGTGCAGACGAGGTACTGGCCGTCGACGTCGGGCCCCATGACCTTGCCGATCAGGCCGGTGCGTCGCTGCGGGTCGTAGACCGCGGAACGATCTCCGCGGTAGTGGAGCGGCATGGCTCTCCTCGGGCTGTTGGAATGGCGGGAAATGCAAAAAGGCGGCTCATCGCACAGCCGTTTCTGGCTATGCGATGAGCCGCCTTACGAGCCCTCTGGCTCGACGCGACAGGCGATCTGCCCCTCGTGGGGCGATCCCTAGGACACTTCAGGTCCTGATGTTCAGTTGTCCCAGTTCGCTACCGCGATCCGAGTCGTGTGGTGACGCTAGACGTCGCCACCGACAGTCCGCAAGGACTTCTCGCGACGAGTTGCCCGGGTGTCACTTCGTGACGTCCTTCGCGCCCGGAGGCTGCTTGGAGCGCCACAGGTCCATGACCAGCTGGACGGGTCCGTCGACGTAGCGGGCCTCGACGTTGCCCTGGTTGAAGAACAGCGCGAGGCAGCCAATGGTGCCTGATTCCTGAGTGTCAAGAGCGTGATCGACGGCCTTCCTGGATAGCGGCTTGAGGTTCTCGAACAGGTGCGCGGACACAGGTCTTCCTCCCCGAAAGGTTGATGGGTGTGCGTGCGTGGGAGCACGGCAGACCCCCCCGAACTGGTCATGCACCCGATCGCCCGGGGTTCCGGATGTGAACTCCGTGTGAACCGCGGTGGGCGATGACTCGAACGTTACGCGCCAAACATTCCGACGCCATATGGGAAGTCTGGGCCATCTTGTCCATAGCCCAGACGGGCCATTTGGGTCCAAAGCCCAACTGCGTGTCGGTTCTTGGTCTGCCCGGGGTGTGGTGGTAGTGGAGGACGCGCCCGATTGGAGCCGTGTATGGCGGAGGCTATGCGGGGGTCGGAATGGCGTCCTCATCGTTGTCCGAGAGGTCCTTGATGGCCACGGCGGCGAAGGTGAAGTAGTGCTTGATCGGCAGCGCGGTGTCGGGGACCGAGCTCGGGGGAGTGAACGGGAACACCACCGAGACGGCGACCCAACAACCGGTCCAGTTGCCCTGGTCGTCGGTGTCCCACGAGGTCACGTAGCCCGTGCACTGGGGCAGGCTCGGGGTGCCCGCCGGGGTGTTGCCGCCGGACTCGAAGCCATAGTCGTCTGCGTCGTCGAGGTCGACCTCGGAGCAGAACATCGGGAATGGCTGCTCGATGAATGTCAGGCCGAAGTCGATTCGCTTGGCGAACGCGAATGTACCGGCGCCCTTGGTTCGGACGTGGCAGTTGGCCATGGCCGGCCCGCCCTTGTTGGCAGCGTCACGGGCGAGGTCGGTCTCGCGCTGGGCAAGATCCTGGTCGACCACTAGTTCTCACCCCCCACGGCAGCGAGGTAGTTGCGGGTGGCGGGCTGCATCTGGTCGGGGTCGACGACGAAGGCGGTGTCGATGTCGGGGCCGAGCCAGTGGGTCTCCATGGTGTAGTCCCACGTGCCGGCCTCCATGTCGAGCGCCGAGCTGATGCCCAGGACGTAGTGGTAGAAGGTCTCGTTGGTGGTGCGCTCGAAGATCCGGCACTGGTCGTCGATCTGGATGGCGGGGTTGCCCCAGATCGTGACCCGGGAGCGGCGGTAGTCGAACATCTGGCGCGCGGCGATGAGGTCGCCGGCCACCAGCGCCTGGGTCTTGTTCTTCCAGTTCTCGTCGAGCCAGCCCGCGACCCGGCGCAGGCCGGTCTTGGGCAGCGGGGAGTAGCCGCGGACCACGGCGCCGAAATGCCCGTTGGCAGCTCCCACGAAGATCCGCTCGCGCAGGTTGCGGCTGCTGTGCCGGGTCTCGTACTGGAGGAGCGTCTCGTCCTCGTCGATGGTGACCCACTCGGTGGTCCGGGTCGGGTTCCGGCGGGTGCTCTTGTGGTCGCGGGTGACGAAGTTGCCGGGGCTCCAGATGTTGGCGCGACGGAACACCACGCCGCCGGACTCGTCGATCATGAACTGGTAGCCGACGATCTCGCGGACCTTCTGGATGGCCGTCATCAGCGGCTGCTTGTCGAACTGGTCGGCGGTCAGGTCGGCGATGCCCGCCGTGCCGGTGTTCTCCAGCGTGCCCCAGATCCGGCCCTTGGTGAGCGCGGCGTCCCCGCTGGCGTAGGTGTAGTGCACGCGGTCGGCCGGGTCGTGGGTGTCGCGGAAGTTCTGCCAGTTGTCCTGGTCGTCGGGCGGCCACCACCAGCCCGACCATGCGCAGACCCACCGGACGATGTCGGTGAAGTCGCGGTAGTTGCCGACCGCCTGCGACACGGGGCCGGTGCCGAAGCCGAGGCTGGCCACCGAGCTTGCGGTGTAGAACTCGACCTCGCGCAGGCCGGCGCGCCACGGGTACTTCTCGCCGGTCATGTTGCGCAGCCGGGTGAGGGTGATGCGAACCTTCTTGATGCCCTCGTACTTGCGCCGGAAGGTGAGCGTGGTGGCCACGCCGCCGCGGTCGACGACCTCGGTGTGCGCGAAGGGGATGTTGCCCTGGATGTCGACGCTGCTGATCTCGCCGAGGGTGTCGTCGGTGCCGTGCCCGTTCATGGTGCCGTAGCCGTAGGGGATGTCGCGTCGGCCAACCCAGTCGGTGCCGTCGTAGAGGCTGACGTAGACCTTGTACGGCCCGCCGAACGGGGTGATGCGGACGGCGGCGATGTTCTGGGCGGTGGTGAAGTCCATCTCCCACCAGACGAAGTCCTCGGGGCTGACCTGCCCCGTGGAGAGCCAGTAGTCGCTGGCGGAGCTGGAGAGGGGAGCGCGGTCGCCGTGGCCCTGCACGGAGCCGTTGGGCTGAACGTAGGTGGGGACGTCGACGATCCCCTCGCCGACGTACTTGTCGTTCGAGCTTGAGGTCTGGCCGCCGGGCTTCCGCCAGTTGCCGCCGGTCGCGGTCCGGGCCTGAACGGTCTGGGTGGCGATCTTGGACCAGGTCATGGGGTAGTCGGCGTAGGGCACGATCGGCGGGAAGCTGATGTGGTCGAGCAGCAGTCGGCCGAGGTCGCGCATGGACACGCTGATGTCGCCGTTGGCGTCGTAGCTCACGTCGTCGATGAGCCAGGTGCCGCTGATGTAGAGGTTCTCGTCGTCGCCGGGTGCGACGTCGAAGTCTGCGCCGTAGCCCTCGTAGGTGCGGACCATCCGGTCAGGCATGACGAAGTTGGTGTAGTGGTTCTCGTCGTAGCCCCAGCGTGCAGTCGCCTCGGTGTCGCGCCCGCGGTTGTAGGCCAGGAAGCCGCGCAACTCGAAGTCGTCGGCGTTCTCGCCGGTGGAGCCGATCGGCACGATCTGGGTGTTGGCGATCGTCAGGGTGCAGGTGGCCACGTCCTGGTCGGTCGAGCGGTTCCACTCGCAGCGCTTGAGGTTGGGGATCTCGCGCGGGGCGCCGCCGTGGCCGAACAGGATGCTGCGGTAGAAACCGACCCGGGTGTGGTGGTTGTCGTAGTCGCCGCCGGGCTCGTCTTCGGTGTTGTAGCGCCACTTGCCGAGGTAGATCCGCTGGGTGGTGGCGCGCACGACCGGCCGGGTCGGTCCGGCCTTGATCTCGCCGCGCCACGCTGCGTCGGTAGCGGAGGTTACGACCCTCACAGCTCCTCCAGCAGCTTCGACTTGATGGTGTAGCGCCAGCGCTTCGGCGCCCTCGGGATGGGACTTCGGTCGGTGGGGATGAACTCGGTCAGGTAGACCCGGAACTGCCGGCCGACGTGGTCGGTGACGATGACGGCGTTGCGCTTGTCGACCCACTCCACGAGGGAGTCGTAGAAGGCCTGGGAGCGGACGACGCCGGAGAAGGTGAGCTCGCGCTCGCGCTTGGTGCCCTCGGTCGAGGTGACGCCGTACCGGTTGCGGCTGTGGGTGAGCGTGCGCTGCTCGCCGATGCCGGTCATGGCGTTGGGGTTGATCGCGAACGTGAAGGTCTCGGAGGTGATCGGGTCGTGGAAGGTCCAGCGCTGGGTCATGGTGGCTCCCCTCCTAGGTCGGGAGGACGAAGGTCTGGTCGACGATGTCGAGGGCCATCCGCCAGTCGGCGGCCCAGTCCTGCGGAGAGCCGTCGTCGAGGATCTGGCGCTTGCGCGGGGTGATGTCGAGAGAGGTGATCGCGCACTTCCATGCCCGGCCGCGGTGGTCGATGACGTAGATCCGGCGGTTGAGTGCGGCGTAGGCCTTGAGCTTGGTGTGGAACTCCTCATCGGGGCAGTAGCCGGCCAGGGTCCATGGGGCGACCTCGACGGAGCTCTCGGAGACGTGCCGCTTGCCGGTGCGCGGTGAGGTGGTCGAGCGGACCAGGGCGACCTTGGTGAGGTGCGGGTTGCTCATGCTCGTGGGGTTGACCGGCATCACCCAGGAGCCGAGGCCGGCGGGCTGGAGGTCCTGGAGGACCCACCGGCCGGTCGACCCGGTGATGAGTACCGGCGGGGCGTCGACTCCGGGGTCCGCGGTGCCTCCGGCGAAGCCGCCAATGACGATGGTGCGCTCGTCGGTGCCGTGGCTCGCGGAGGTGGCACGGAAGGGTAGGGAGCCGGTGACGCCGGGGTAGGGGATGAAGATGTCGACGGGCCCGACATCGCCATTGACGTCGGAGGTGACGGTGGCGACGTCGATCCAGCTCGTGCCGTCGTTGAGGGCGAACGTAACGTCCTCCAGAGGGGCCGCTCCCTGCACGAACACGCCGAGCGTGCCCTCGCCCTCCTCCAGCTCGCTGTCGCCGTCCACGAAGCCGAGCGCGATGGGGTAGGTCGCGTTGGGGTAGCCGGCCGGAATGGTGATCCGGACGGCCTGGGAGACGCCGGTGTGCGTGGCCACCTACAGCACCTCGAACAGGACGAACCCATCGGCGGCCACGACGTAGGTGAAGTTGTCGGCGCCGCCGAGGGCGACGGCGGGGAAGACGTCGGCTGCGATCAGAACGTCCGTTGCGGGGTCGCCGGTGTCGACGTACAGCACGACGGCGCTGATGCTGTCGACGGTCAGAGTGAGGGTCCCGAAGTCGATGTCGTCGACGATGAGGTGCACGTCGCCGGGGGCGGTGATCGTCAGGCCGGTGACGGCCACGCCTCCGGCGGTGTAGCCGGTGCCGGCGACCTCGAAGGCGGTGACGTCGGCGCGGAAGGACTGGGTCGCGTTGTCCTGGACGTAGTCGGTGCCGCCGGTGTCCTTGCCGAGGAGCATGGCCTTGACCGTCGCGCCGGTGAGCGCGTCGTTGACGGTGGTGTAAACCCAGTTCGTGTACGCGCTCATCAGCGGTGCCTCGATGCGGTCGTGGTGGTGGTGGCGCGGTCGCCGAGGATCTCCTTGAGGACCTTCCGGACGGCGCCGATGTCAGCGCCGCTGATGAAGATCTGGTTGGTCTGCTGGCCGCCACCGTGGATCGGTGCGACCGCGCCGTTGGGCAGGAACGGATCGCTGGAGTGGTTGGTGCCGCCGACCGCGGTGCCATAGACCTCCTGGACACGGCGCTGGATCTCGTAGGGCGTGGGGAGCTTGATGTCGCCGAAGTTCCACTGGCCCTGCATGGCGTCCGCGGCCTGCTTCATCAGCTGGTCGATCTGGTTGAGCTCCTGCTGCTGCTGGTAGGTGCGGTGCTTGACGGCCTCCAGCCGGTCGTGCTCGTGCTGGAGGTAGGACAGGTACTTGGTGTGGCTGATGCGGCCGAGCTCGTCGGCGGTCTGCACGGCCTCCAGTCGCTGCTGGAACTTGGTGCTCTCCGCGTCGGCCTGGGCCTGCTGGAGTGCGACCCGGTCGGCGGCCAGCTGGTCCGGCGCGGCGCCGGAACGGGCGTCGGCGCGCATCTGGGCGGCGGCGGCCATCACGGCGGCGCGGGCCTGGGTGAGCGGGTTGGTGATGTCGTGGCCGAGCAGGTACAGGTTCTGCCGGTAGGCGATGATCGCGTCGGACAGTTCCTGCTGCGCCTGGTAGAGCTGGCCGAGCGCGTTGAAGTAGGCGACGGAGCCCTTCTTGGCCTCGTCCATCGCCACCTTGGCGGCGTAGATGTCGGCGCGGGCCTTGGCGATCTGGCCCTGTCGGCGGATCGCGTTGGCCTGGGCGGCGGCCACGGAGCGGTCGGCCGCGGTCTCCTTGGGGCCGACACCGGTGCCCGTGTAGACGTTGCCGGAGTCGTCGGCGCTCGCGGTGGTGTTGAGCACGTCGAGCAGGTCCTGCAACGGGTTGGCGGTGCTCTGCTGGCCGGGCTTGGTGTAGTCCCCGGCGAGGTTGGCGACCAGCGCCGCGGACTTGGCCTCGGCGGCCTGTGCGGCCTGTGCGACGGCAGCGGCCTCGCGGATCACCTTCTTGGCGATGGCGATGGCGTCGTCGCCGGCCTGGCCGATGATCTGGGCGAGGAGGTCGGGGTCGTTGGCAGCGGCGGCGGCGCGCAGCTCCTGGACCAGGAAGTGCCGGCCGACGTTCCGGGCCTCGCCGCGACTCTGGGCGTCCTCCTGGGCGGCCTTGCGCAGGGCCTCGAAGCGGCTGAACTGGGCCTCGGCCAGGGCGTTCTGCGCGTCGCGGAGATCCTTCTGTGCCTCGGCGTTGTTGGTTCCGCCAGAGGTGTGCCGGATGTAGCGCTCGATGGCGCGGACGTTGGCGCGCGCCTGGTCGATGCGCCCGTTGTAGTCGGTCTGGGGCAGGTCGTCGATGGCCTTCTGGCCGATCTCCAGCGCCTGGTCGGCGAGAAGGGTGAGCTCACCCTGCGTGAGGTTGACCGCGTTGCCGGTCTGGACGGCGCTGTCGCGCAGGTTGTTCAGGAACGCGGTGGCCTGGTCGATCAGGCCCTTCTGGATGGTGTCGTAGTCGCTCGCCTTGAGCTTGCCGTCGCTGGCGTTGATGACGTCCTGCGCGCCGGTGCCGACGATCTGGCTGGCGAGGGACTTGACGGTCTCGGGGTCGAGGTCGGCGAAGGAGGTGATCTGAGAGAGCGCGGCCTGCAACCGCTTCTGGACGCCGCCGCCCGCGAACGCCTGGGAGTAGACCTCCTTGGTGATGTCCTTGGTGTCGATCGGCCCGCCGTAGAGGCCGAAGGACGCGCCCTTGAACCAGCGGTTGACGTCCTCGCCGGCCGCGCTCGGCTTGGTGCCGATCGCGATGGCGGGGTTGGCGATGAACTGTGCGGTCAGCGCGTCGGCGTTCTGCGCGGCGATCACGTCGGGGTGGAAGTTGGCGGCGGCGCGAGCTGCGGCGTCACCGCTGCGACCCACGCTGGCGGCCAGAGCGTCGAACTGCTGCTTGGCCGTGCCGCCGGAGCGAGCGATCGTGTCGAGTGAGGACTTGAGCGACTCCTCGTCGAACCCGGTGATCGCGGCGGTGCGCGGGTTGACGGTGGCCTGGCTGTACTTCTCGATCAGCGCGGCGTTGGCCTCGGCGCGCTTCTGGTCGGCCTCGGCAACCTCCTTCTGTGCGCGCAGCTGGTCGGCGGTGGACTGGCCGCCGAACAGTCGGTCGCCGATGTTGTGGAGGCGGTCGAGCCGTCCGTCGGTGGCCTTGTTGAGCTGGTCGGCGATCTGCTTGGCCTGGGCAGCACGAGCACGCTGGCCCTCGGCGGAGGTGAGGTCGGAGTCGCCGAGGTTGCTGCGGTAGTCGGTGTACGCGGAGCCGGCCTGGGCCTGCTCGCGTCGCACGGCGCTGGTCTTGTTGATGAGGACGAAGTCGGCGATCGCGGCGGCGGTGAGGCCGAGACCGGCGAGGTTGCCGGTGATGATCCCGCCCGGGCTGGCCTTGCCCCCCGCGATCGAGGCGGCGGTCGCCTCGGCCTCGGCGGTGGCCAGCGCGAGCTGGGCCTCGGCCTCGGCGGCGGCGGCGGTGCCAGCGGCGGCGGTGGCCTCGCTCTGACGGATCAGGGCCGCGGTGTGGGCGTCGGCGGCTGCGGCGGCCTCGACCTCCACGGCGGCGAGTCGCTCGGTACCGGCGATGCGCTTCTGGTTGAGGGTGTCCTGGAGTGCGGCCCGTGAGCCGGGCGCGCCGTAGAGCCGGAGTGCGGAGGCCTCCAGTCCGGCCTCGGCGGTGGCAATCATCGACCCGAGCGCGGCGACGTTGGCTTCGGCGATCGCAAGCTCGGCCCCGGTGGCGGTCGCGGCCGAGGTGGCGGCAGCGGCTTCTGCGGCCAGAGCGGCGGCGGTCTCGCTGGCGGCTGCGGCCTCGGCGGAGAGCGCACCGGAGACGGCCGGTGCGGCGCCGGGGGTGAACGAGGGCTTGGCGAACAGGTAGGAGAGCGCCGACCCTCCGGTGGCCTCTCGATTCGCGATCGCGCCGACCTTGGCCGTGGCGCTGAGCAGGGCGAGCGCGGTAACGACATCGCGCACCGGACGGGGCAGCTGGTTGAAGACGTTGAGGACCTCAGTGAGGCCGCCAACGACGTCCTTGGTGGTGATGGCCAGGACGCCGAGGTCGTCGAGGAGTCCGCTCTTGCCGAGGGCGTTGGCGAAGTCGCGGAGCTGACCGACCAGCTCCTGGATCTGGCCGCCGATGTTGTTGAGGCGCAGGTCGACCGAGGTCTGGAGCGAGCCGGGGGCCTTGGTCCGGGCGTCCTCTGCGGCCTTCTGCACCTCGTCGAAGGAGTTGAGCAGGGCGATGACGGCGTTCTGGACCTTGCCGCGCCCGAAGGCGGCGCTGATGTCGTCGCGCTCCGAGGGGCGGGTGCGGTAGATGTCGGCGAGGGCACGGAACTGGGTGGCGAAGTCGGCGTTCTGGTTGATGCCGTAGCGCTGCGCGAGCCCGGTCAGGGAGCCCTCGCCGGCGCGGGAGAAGATCTGCGCGAGGTAGCCGCCAGTGGCCGACGAGGTGGCGCCGGTGCGGGCCTGGATCACCGCGGCGATCGCGGAGACCTCCTCGGGCGAGAAGCCCGCGGCCTTGCCCACCGTGCCGGACTGGGCGACGGCGTCGATGGTGTTGCCCTGCTGGACGCCGAAGCGGTGCGAGAAGTAGGCGTCGAGGTCGCTGATGTACTGCTGGCTCTGGTAGCCGAGCCCGTAGGCCTGGCCGACCGCGGCGAGGTTGGCCTGGATGTCCTCAGGCTTCTGACCGGAGGCGAACGCGGTCTGGGAGACGACGCGCGCGGCGGCCTCGCCGACCAGTCGCTGGATCTGGTCGCTGGAGCCGGTGGTGCCGTAGTAGCCCTGGGCCCGCGCGCCGATCTGCGCGCCGAGCGAGGGGCCGAACCCGAAGGGCGAGGAGTACTGGCCGAAGTCCTCGGCCATCTTCTCGGCCTCGTCGCGGGTCTTGCCCGTGGCGAGCGCCAGGTCGGTGACGGCCTGCTGGAACTGGATGCCTTCCTGGAGGGTCTGCTGGAAGGTCTGGGTCAGCCCGAACAGGATCTTGTAGGCGGTGCCGTAGAAGACCGAGAACTTGAAGGCCTGACCGATCTGCTCGGCGAACGGTCGGTCACTGGCGCCCTTGAAGCCGAGGGCGAACTGCTGCCCGATGCCGGGCCGGCTCGCAGGGCCGGGGCCGCCGGCCGTTGCCCGGGCCTCCTCGGCGGCTCGGATGTAGGCGACACGGAGGTTCTCCTCCGCGGCCTTGAGTCCGGACTCGGCCTGCTGGAGGCCGATGCGCGCACCGAAGACCTGCGTGGCCGTGCGGCTCTCGGACTCGGTGACCTCGGCGAGCCGGGCGCGGGCCGAAGCCAGCCGCAGGTCGGCGGCGTTGACGTTCTCCTGAGCACGGCCAACGCGCGTTGAGGGGTCGAAGCTGGGGTAGGGGACCTGCTGCTGGAGCGCCGCGTTGGCGTCGGCCAGCCGGCGCGCCCGGCCGGTCGCGGTGGCGGTCTCGCGCTCGACGCGATCGGCGTCCTTGAGGTAGGCCCCGATGTCCTTCTCGATGGCCTTGTCGAGCCTCGACTGCGCCGCCGCCACGCGGGCGGTCGCCGAGGCGATCGTGCTCTCCTTGATGTTGGCGTCGGAGTACGCCGGGAGCTTGATGCCGGCGAGCGGACCGGTGGACGGGGTCGTGGTCTGGCCGACCCTCCGGGTGACGGACCGCTCGTAGGCCAGCTGGGCAGCGCGGAGCTGGTTGGCCTCGGCGACGAAGCGGTTCGGGCTGGCCTCGTCGAAGGTCCCCTGGAGGGCGCGCCGCCGGGCCTGCGTGAGCGACCGGAACAGGGGGCTGTTCTCCAGATTGGCGCTGAACACGCCGCGCATGGCCTCGTCGAGCTCGCGCTTGAGCTGGCTGCCGAGGCCGCCGAACGCACCGCCCCCGCGACCGACAGCCTCGATCCGCGAGAGGACCTCCTGCATGACGCGCTCGGCATCGGCGACCGCGGTGCCCGGATCGGTCCGGATACCGACGATCGTCTCGAACTTCTCGCTCGCCATGCGCTAGTCCTTGTACTGGAGGGTCAGTTCGTTCTGCGCGAAGTCGCTCTCGGACGCCTTGGGCACCGGTTCCATGTCCGGGTTCTCGCGCCGCTGCTTCACTGCCTCCCACCACTCCTCAAGCCGCTCGGGGTGGTGCCAGATGTCCTCGTCGGGTACTTCGGCTTCCGGCAGCTCGGCATACCCGAGGATCACCAGGGCTGCGTTGATCGCGAGGATCAGCTCGTAGGGGGCTCGGGTGACGTCGCCTCCGGGGTAGAGGGAGTCGAGTCCTCCGCCTCCGCGCTTGCAGGCTCCGACGACCCGGAGGAACTCGACGGAGCGGCCGAGTTTCCCGCGGCCCTCGTACCGATGGTCATGGCGTCGAGCGCGGCGCTGCACTTCTCGACGACGGGGTCCGGGAGCGCGTAGACCTCCTTGCGCTCGGTGAGCAGCCGCTTGCTGTGGTCGCAGCCGGCGTGGTCCCACTCGGGCTGCTCAACGGACGTTCCGACGTCAACGGCCTCGCACTCGCGCATCGCGAAGTACAGGGCGGTGGCCTTGCGCTCGCCGATGAAGACGTCGAGGGTCTCGCGCTGGCGGTACCGGTCCCACAGCTGGGCGAGCAGCTCCTCCCGGGTCAGCTCCATGGCGTCACGGAGAACCTCCGCCTGGCGCTTGGCCTGGCCCTCGGAGATGGCCTTGAGCCAGTCGACCTGGTCCTGGTGGAGGGTCTCGCGGCGGGGGTCGTCCTCGGCCGCGCCAGAGTCGTCGAGCAGCGAGGGGAGCCGCTCCATGCGGTCGCGTCGTTCGCGCCACTCGGGGTCGGTCTCGATGTCGTTGATGACGTCGAGGTAGATCTCGTCGCCCTTGCTCTCCACGATCCGCTGGGCGAGCATCTCCTGCGTCAGGGGAGCCACCTCGGCGTCGAAGCCGAGCTTCTCGGGGGCGTTGGGCTGGCCGAGCGCGTGCATCCGCTCGCTGCGCCGGGCGTTGGCGTCGGCGCGGGCCTCCTGCGTCTCGAACGAGTTGAGCTTGTTGACCCACACCACGATGGGCTTGTGGGTCGTGGGGTCCATCCCGAGGAACACTTCCTTGCCCTCGGAGAACAGGTCGACGATCCGCGTTACGGCTGCACCCATGCTGGTGCCTCTCTGCTAGTTCCAGTTCCAGTTCCAGCCCCAGATGGGGCACCGCCGGCCCGAGGGGTCGATCCCCGAGCCGGCGGTCCGTCAGCGATGTGTGTTGCTCAGGCGTCGTAGACGAGGAGGGTGCCCTCGTCGGACTCGAAGGGGAGGTCGACCGTCAGCTTCTGCTGCACCTGGCCGGTGAAGCCGGGCACCGTGAAGCGGGCGTCGGGCACGTGGATGCGCTTGACCACGTCGCCGGTGTCGGGGTCCTTGATGACGACGTCGAGCACCAGGGGGACCGCGGTGTCCGGGCCGACCGACTGGGTCGCGTCGGTGACGCCCGTGATCTTGCGGACGATGCTGAGCAGCTCGTCGCCCGAACGGGGCTTGATGTTGACGGTGCCGTTGACCGTCGGAACCTCGAAGTCCTGGGCGACCGAGAAGTGGTTGCCGAACTCCTCGTCCTTGTCCAGCGTCACGCGCCAGTCGACGTTGACCGACTGGACCGAGCGCAGCTTGTTCGGCAGCGAGCCCGGGATGTCGCTCGGGTCGTAGCCGCCGACGTAGATCTCGATGTCGCGGCCCTTGACCGCGGCCGGCTTGACCGTGGTGTCGGGGTGCACGCTCTGGGGGTAGGAGAGGGCGTCCGGCGAGGCGTAGATGATCCGGATCGTCTTGTCGGCGGCGTAGGTGTCGGTCAGCGTGATCGTGGTGACCGCGGCACCGGACGTCACCGCGCCGTAGGACTCGGTGTAGTCCACGCCGAAGGTCAGCCGGGTGCCGGAGACCGAGACCGAGAGCACGCGCCGGTCGTCGTCGACCGCGGCCTGGTACGCCGGGTGCGCGGTCACGATGGTCTGGCCGGCCGCGCCGGAGCCGGCGGCCTCCTGCACGTAGCAGGGGCCGGCGTTGTAGAAGATCGTGTCGCCGCGCAGGGAGATCTGCTGGCTGGCGTTGTCGCGCAGCCCGAAGCGGTAGGAGACCGACTCCATGTAGAGGTACGGGACCGCGACCGAGTCGGTGACCGCGAACGGGGCGGTCGCTCCGAGGCCAGCCTTGAACTGGCTGGCGATGTCGATGGGGACGCACGTCGCGAGGTCCAGCCCGTCGACCGGGTCGATCGAGGTGACGCCGCACATGAGCATCTCGATCTCGGTGCTGACGTCCAGCGAGTTGAGCTGGAACTGGAGGTCGGGCACGTCACGCACGGTGGCGACCGACTTGTAGTTGCCGAGCTCGTAGATCTTCTCGGTGGGGATGTTCAGCTGGCCCGGACCGCCCGTCTGGATGCGGTCGATGAGCACGGTGCCGTTGCCGACGTGGATGATCTGACCTGCCTTGACGGCCATCAGCGGGCTCCTTCCGTACGCCTTATCGGCGCCGGTGGCGCCCTCGACGGAGGACTTCGGCCCCAGCTGGGGGAGGTGCTAGTGGGCTCAACGGCCGTTGGCCCGAGAAGTCGCCGGCGCTCCTCGAGCTGGGCGGCCGGCCGGTCTGATCTCAACGCCCGTTGAGACGAGGTCGTCGGCTGGACAGGCTGGGCCGGTGCGACGTTAGTACCTAAGGGGAGGTCTGCTCAGCGCACGGCGGGCGGCGTGAAGCCCTTCCCGGCCACGACGTTGCCCTTCCCGAACAGCCGCTCCAGATACCCCTGCACAGCGCGCGCCGAGTAGTTCCGGATGTCCGGTCGGGCCTCCTCCCACAGCTGCTTGTAGATGTGGGCAGGCGCGATCTCGCGCTTGACGATGAACAGGTCGTCGCGGCCCATCCGGTGCAGGAAGGGCTCCCGTGCCGTGCGCAGGCCGGGGAGGCTTCCGTGTCCGCCGGGCTGGGGGTAGGGCACCCGGCCCTTGGGGAACAGGAAGGTGCCGACGAACGGGTGGCGCCACACGGCGGCGGAGCCCTCCTCGAAGGTGCGCCAGTACTTCGCGTTGGAACGGTCCAGCCAGTCCGGCCGACCGATCCCGACGAACTCCTTGGTGACGACCGTGTTCTCTCTGGAGACTGACGTGCGCTCCAGCCGCTTAGAGCTGGCCGCAGCGCGCTTCCCGAAGTTGACGCGGGTGGCGATGAGCAGCCCCAGTCGAACCGAGAGCATCTGAGCCAGCACGCGGTTCTCGTTGTACTGCCCCTGGGCGCCCTCGCTGGTGTACTGGCCGAGCGCGTTACGCAGGGCGGGGGAGGGGGTCACCTCGAAGCGGACCTGGAGCCCGTCAGCCACGGCCGACCTGCTTGGCCAGGGTGGAGAGGTTGGCGTCCATGCGCGTGAGCGCGGCGAGGGCTTCCTGGTTCACCACTCCGCCGTCGTCGACCGCGGACTTGAGCACGTCCAGCGCGGTGTCGTGGTACTGGGTCAGGGCGCTGACGATGCGGTGTCGGAGGGCCTTCTGCTGGGACTCGCTCAGGTGTGGGTAGACCTCGCGCTCGACATAGGTCATGACGCTGCCGAGCGCGCGCTTGCGCTGCTCGCCCATGAGGTTGCGGATGAACTGGTTGGCCATCAGTACTGGACCTCGGGGAAGTAGACCTCGGCGGTCACCTTGACGACCTGCCAGAACACGGGGAGCCGCACCTCGGGGCGGACGATCTCGACGTCGCTGAGCTCGCAGGTCCAGCCGTCGATGGGGTCGCCGTCGGTCTGGTCGACGACGCTGATGTGTCGGCGCGTTCCGGGGAAGCGGCCGAGCAGGGTGTCGCGGACGTCGTTGGCCAGCGCCGTGCAGGCGGCGTACGTCGGCTGGAACAGGTCGACGAAGATGGGGTAGTCCTGGCGTGACGAGGGTCCGCCGAGCTCCTGCTCCTCGGGGTAGAGCTCGGGTCCGAGCGTGATGCTCACGGTGCCCGGACCGACGCCGTCGGCGAGGCGGTCGGCGGCGATCGCGGGGGCGTCGGTGAAGGTGACCGGCGCGGCGAACCGGGGCCCGAACGGGAGGTTGGTGTCGTCGTCCCAGTCGAGAATGGCGAGCTGGGCCGTGACGATGTTGGTGACGGTGGCCAGCACGTGCCGGCTGGCGTGGCGCGGGTAGGTCATCGCTCGTTCTCCGCCTGCGCCCAGACCTGCCAGACGTCGATCGAGCCGAGCGCGACCGGGGGCTGGGTCTCGCTGCGGATGTACTTGTCTCCGCCGGCCACGATGTAGAGAAAATCCTTCACCTGCTGGTATTCAGGGTCGAGCAGGGTGACGACGATGTGGGTGGCCGAGACCTGGCCGAAGGTCTCGATCACCTCGGCGCCGTTGTAGAACTCCACGGCGCACGGGACCTGCACCTTGGTGGTGCTCACGACCCGCTTGACCGTGGGGTCGAAGGGCACGCCATGGAGGTCGAGCGCGGCCGGAGTGTCGACGATCGCCTTGGGCAGGTAGAAGGTCGCGCGGTCCTCGGTGCGGGTGGGCTGCCCGAACCCCATCGCGGTGTGCAGCCCTTCGAGCACCGCCGCCTTGTCGAAGTCGGGGGGCGTGAAGTCCTTGGACACGACCTACCTCCACTCGTGCGGGTAGAAGCCGCCCCACGAGGCCATGGCGCACTCGCGCGCGAGGTAGTTGTCGAACACCGTGGCCAGCCCGGCGCTGGCGCGAGCAGAGCCCTCTGCGTTCCGGATGATGTCCTTGAGTCGGTCCTGGAGGAACTTGAGCTCCTGGGTGAGCACGGTGGCCGCGCTGCCGGTCTCGAACTCGACGGGGCCGGCCTTGTAGCGCTGGAGCGTCTTGAGGTTGCGCAGCTGGGCGCGAATGGTGCGGATGCTGGCGTAGATCACGATGAGCGCGCCACCGGCCGCGGACAGGTCGGGGCTCGCATCCCAGTCGCCGGCGTTCTCGGTGAGCGTGGTCGTCTTGAAGAACCCGAACAGCTGGGCCTCGGCGAAGCCGTCCGCCAGGGAGCCGACGAGGTCGGCGGTGGTCGCGTCGGGGAAGACCGTGTCGAAGGCTCCCGGCACAGCCAGCTCCCGCTTGAACGCGGGAACGAGCGTGCTGATCTGGGTCGTCACGTCTGAGACTTCGGCCAAGCGTGGAGAGGCCCGCCCCTGCGGCAACCCAGCGCATCAGGGACGGGCCTCGTAACGCCACCCCGGGCGGTCTGACGGCGACCCGAGATGGCGTGCCCTACACGGTGACCGTACGGTCGCCGCGAGCCTCAGCATTCGAGGGCGTGTCCCCCCCCAGAGGCCACTGCTGCTCGATGTAGAGGTCGAGGAAGTCGATCTGGCTCTTGGACGCGTCGGCCTCGGAGACCATGCCCTTGAGTCGACGGACGTTGACCTCCGACAGCGACTTCACCGCGTCCTCGAAGTCGCTGTCCTTGAGGTCGTAGAGAGCCTTGAGGTCGGAGTCGAGGAGGGCCTGCTCGGTGTCCGGCAGCTGGCCGTCCTCACCGGGCGCCGGCTTGGGTCCGCCGACCTGGACCAGCATGCCGTTGCGGAACGGGTTGTTCTGCCGGTACCGGACCTGCTCCTCGATGAGCACGCGCTCCTCGGTGGTCAGCCGGAGCCGCGCCCCCTTGCCGCGGATGCTCATGGTCTGCTCGCGTCCTCGGCTATTCAGGACCACGACCGAGACTCGACCCTCGATGGTCGACTCCCAGATCTCCTTCTCGCCGGTGGCGAAGCTCTGCGCCATTGCGTCCTCCTCGTGTGCGCTTGGGTCAAGCAGATCACGAGCCGCAAGGACTTCTAGCGTCGACGGAGCAGTGGATCTTTTTTGGCAACGCCCGTTCAGACGTCGTGCATCTTGCGGTGCCGCCGTTCCTCAAGCGGGTTGCGGAACGGCCATTGGCGTCCAGTCGCCATCACAGCGCCGCAGTAGAACGAGGCGACCGTGATGATCGCCAGCCAGAGCACGATCCACATACGGCCGATGTTACGCCGCGTGGTCGACCGTCACGGTCGATCCCTCGCGCAGGCCCCAGCGCAGCGCGGCGGCCTTCGTCGCCTTCACCGGCTCATCGCCGGGCTTCTGCTGGGCGATGACCTGGCCCGAGGGCACCACGATCGCGGTGACCAGCGCGATCACGGCGCCGAGAAAGGCGAGGATGCCGCCGATCTGGGCGTCGGAGAGGTCCACGCCGAACAGCACCAGGAGGCCGAGGCCGGAGGTGATGGCGCCGAGCACGAGGTTCGGCACCGAGAGGAGCCGGTTGAGCAGGCTCATCGGATCAGCGCCTTCGCGCCCACGAACAGGATGTCGATCCACAGCGTGACGAGGATCAGCAGGAGCAGGACCTCGGACTTGGACCAGGTCATGACAGGATCACCACTTTCTGAGAGGGGTTGGCTGCCAGCAGGCGCTGGCCGCGAGGCGTCTTCATGAGCTTCTTGGCCACGCGCTCGACGTCGGCCATGGTCACCCCGTCGTTCAGCTCGATGTGCATCTGGTCGAGGCGGTTGTGGTAGTCGCCGCCCCAGCGGATCGTGCCGTCGTAGATCTTGAGCAGCTTGTGCATGGTCGCGGTGTCCGCGTCGTCGAAGGTGTCGCGGCCCAACGGGTGCTTGATGGCGTCGAGGTCGAGCGCGGTCCCGCTGGAGTGGTTGCTCAGGACGGTCGAGTAGCCGCGGACCGGCCGGAACGCCCAGCCCCAGTCGTCGACGATGCCGCCGTCGATGTCCTCGATCATGCCGTCCCAGCGCATCGCGCAGTGGCAGAGCACGAAACCCGCGGAGCCGCGGTGGCAGCGGAGGTGGACGTAGTCCTTCTCGTGGTCGGCCACGGGCAGGACCCACGTGTACAGCAGCGACGAGGAGTTGCTCGCGATCGCCGGCCAGCCGTTCTCACTCCTGCTCATGACGAGTACTTCGGCCCGAGAGCGCCCGAACATGGACAGAACCCCCGGGACTGTGGTCCCAGGGGTTCTGTGTTGAGCGGCGGGGCGAGGTCAGACGCTGCCGTCCACGATGCGACGGGCGCGGTCCGGGTGGTACACGAGGCCACCGCAGTCCATCCGGCCACGGATGTGCCGGTAGTCCACCGTGTTCTCCTCCCACGACTTGCTCTGCATGCCGCCGTACTTCGCGAACAGACCGACGGTGCCGCCGAAGACCCAGAGCTCGTTGTCCGGGATGTAGGAGGCGTCGTTCTCGTCGGTGTAGTTCTGGATGCGCACCACGTTGGCGCCGCGGTAGACGCCGATGCGCCCCAGCCGGCGGATCTCCGAGGTGGCCTCGGGGTCGAACAGAGCAGAGGCGTCGGTGATGACGTCGCTGATCTTGTCGATCATCGTGGCCCGACCGAGGATCGTGATCGGAGGCATCGTGCCGTTGTTCGGCTTGACGGCGTCCCACACCTCGCGCAGCGCGGTGTCGAGGTCGTCCTTGGTCATGCCCGTGGTCGCGTTGACGTAGTAGGGCGAGGACGACGGGATCGCTGCCTGGAGCAGCTGGAACATCCGGCGGTTGACCTCGGCGTCGAGGCGCTGCATGGCGAGGTCCGCCAGCTGCTCCAGCGTCTCGGCGTAGTTCGCGCGCAGCTTGTCGGCGAACTCCGAGACGTGGAAACCGATGGTGTCACGGGGGACCGTGAACCGCTCGGTCTTGAGCTGGGTCTCGTCGATGTAGCCACCGCGGGCGGTCCAGAAGACCTGCATGCCCCGGCGCTCCGAGATCTCCACGGTGTCGAACTCGCCGACGTTGCGGACCTCGAAGTAGGTGCCGAACAGGTTCTCGAACTGGAAGCCGTAGTCGAGGCGCTCCGCGAGGATGGCGGCCTGCTCGCGGTGCCACTCCTCCCGGTGCCAGTTGTCCTTGGCCTCCTGGTTGAGGGCGGCCTTCGCGCGCTGGTACTCCGCGAGGTCACCGGCCTTCTGCCGGCCCCACGGGTCCAGCCCAGACTTGGCGGCCAGGAGGTCGTCGATGGTCTTGGTGCTCATGGTGTTGGTCCCCCCTCTCAGAAGGTGACGACGGCCTCGACGTAGGCACCTGCGGTGGCGCCCGTGCCGGAAACGGCGGTGACGGTGAGCCAGCCGGCGGGAGTCCCGTCGCCCTTGACCCACTTGGACCCGTCCCACACCAGCGGGTCGCCCACGGCGACTCCGGTGACGTCGACGAGGGTGACGGCGTCCTTGGAGCGCGAGCCCCGGGCGTACGCCGCCGTGTTGCGGAACCAGACCTTGGTCCCGACGCCGGCCCACATGACCGAGAGCTGGTCGAGCTTGCAGCGCCCCAGGTCGTAGGAGTCGTGGCCGAGAAGCAGGACCTCGTTGAACCGGTCCGGGATGTGGCTCTCCTCCTGCACGAGGAGGCCAGTCAGACCCGTCACCGGGTCGGCATTGGCGTCCGCCTGCTTGAGGTAGCCGGGCGTGGCCGGGTCCAGCGAGACCGCCGAACCCTGGAGCAGCGGGTCACCGGTGGCCGGGGTCTTGAAGCGGCCCTCGCGGGTCGCCATCGACTCGTCGGAGCGCCGGAACCCGAAGTTGAGGCCGTAGTCGGAGGCCATGGGTCAGTCCCCCTTCGGGATGTAGCGGCCGAGCAGGAACTGCCGGCCGGCGGACTCGGTCGGCGCCCCGCCGGCGGCGGCGCTCGCGGCGCCGGCCATGGCGGTCTCGCGCGGGGCCGGGGCACCCGTCGAGGTGGTCGCCGGGGCGGTCGTCTTGAGGTCGGCGACATAGCCCTCGAACTGGTCGTCGCTCATCGCGACGATCCGCTGTACGCGGGCCTCGTCGGCGAGGAAGTCGTCCCCGAGGTGGGCCGCGACCTCCTTGACCTTGTCGAGCCGCTCGCCCTTGCGGGCCTCGGCCTGGGCCAGCTCGTCGAGCCCTGCCTTGAAGTCCGCGAGCTCCTTCTCCGCGGTCTCCTTGGCCTGCTCGGCGGCGACCTTGGCGCTCTCGGCGACGTCGAGCTTGGACTCCAGATCCGTCTTCTCGGTGGTGAGCGTGTTGATCTGCTCGGTCAGAGAAGCGGTCTCCTTCGCCACGCGATCCGCGAGGATCGCGATGTGCTCCTGCTCGGTGAACGTCTTGTCCGTGTCGGCCATGTGCCTTGCCTCCTCACACCTGTCTGGGTCGAGGGGTTTGGCTCGACCGCCGTTCGAGGGGTGACTTCGGCTGACCTGGCCGCAGGCGCTAGTTCGCGCTCAACGGGCGTTCAGACGGCATCGGCTCCGGGGTCTGAACGCGCGTTACGGTGAGCGCATGGATCACGAGGAGATCGAGCGTCAGCTGCGTCAAGCGGCGCGGATGCCGCAGCCGTTCGAGTGGGCGTTCCAGCAGGGCCAGGTCTGGGAGAAGTGCTACGTCGAGATGCAGTCCCGAGCGCGATGGATGGTGCCCCTGGTGCTGGTCAAGTTCCTGGCGATGCTGGCCGGAGTCTTCCTCGCGGTGCAGGCCACTGGCTGGGCAGCCTTCGTCGGGATGCTGATCGTGGTCACGCTCGCCGCCCTGGGCGTGACCAGCCAGGTACGACGCGCGCAGGCGTACCGGAACGGATGGGTCGACCGCGGCCGGCACGACATCGTCGAGCACCAGCTGGTGTGCAGTGACCCGGTCGCCGATGAGGCCTTCGCGTCACGCATGTTCGTGCTGAACAGCGAGGTGCTGCTCTAGCGGTTGGCCCAGCTGAGGATCTGCGCGGCGAGGTCCTGCGCCTGCTGCTTGGTGAGGTGGTCCTCGTGGATCGTCTCGGCGGCGGCAGCGGCCTGGCGCGCGAGCTCGACGTTGGCCTGCGCCCAGCCGGGGGAGACGGGCGGGACGATCACCGCGGCGCCGAGGAACAGCGGGTCGACGAACCGGCGCGTCGAGGAGCGCTCGCGCAGGTGCGCGCACGTGCGCTTGGCCTCGTAGTCGGCGTAGGAGAAGGACTCCCCGCAGCCGTTGTCGCCGACGCAGGAGACCTCGCGGCTGACGCACTCCATCGAGTAGTAGAGGTCGCCGGCGCGGGCGGCGCTGGCGATCACCTTGGTCTCGTTGGGGAACAGGAACGACCACACGGCGGCGTTGGTGGCGATGTGGGCGGGCACGTCGTCGGTGGCCGCGGTCATCCGGCCGTCGAGCAGGCAGCCGATGTTCTTGGTGTCGTCGTGGAGCCAGTTCAGCGGCCCGCCAGCAACGGAGCCCTCGCCCATCTGGAGGTCCTCGCTAGTCCACAGGGCGCCGTTGCGGTTGGGCTCGTCGGCGCCGACGAGTCGACCCGAGAGCAGGGTGAAGGCCGGGTTGTTCGAGGCGATCTCGCGCACCGGTGCGGTGATGACCGTCCGGCCGCTCTCGGCGTGGAGTACGAACGCTCGTTCCCACGCGACGTCGCCGGCCTTCTGCTTGCCCATGCCGGGGCAGTTGGCGCCCATCTTCACGGCCTTGTCGTGCATCTCCTGCGGCGACATCACCGCGGCGCGATCGCGACCGTAGCGGCGGTGCAGGTCGTCGCGCAGCTGAGCCTTGCTGGTCACGGTCATGCTCCCTACTTCGGCGACTTCTGGCCCCGGCTATTGCGTCCGCCGGCCTGGCCCTGGGGGGACTGCGGAGAGTTGCCGCCGCCAGCCGGGCGACCGCCCTTGGCTCCGTCAACGTTGGAGGGCGTGGGCGTCCCGTCGGGGTTGTCGCCCTGGCCGCCGGTCGCGGAGAACGGCACGACGGTCTTGAAGGTGTCGTCGTAGCCGGCGTCCTTCTCGAACTCGCGGCGCAGCGCCTCGGTGGCCTGGTCGAACCCGAAGTGCTCCAGCGTCGACTCGCGGGAGATCTCGTTCATCGTGCGCAGCGCCATGATCGAGCGGGCCACCTCGGCGTCGTCGTCGAGCTGGACGTTCTTCGGGGTGAACACGAGGTTGGGCTCGTGCTCGAACAGGTCGGCGTTGTCGGGGTGGTCGACGATGCGGCGCGCGATCTCGCGCTCCAGCGTCCGCTTCATCATGTGGCGCCGGTTCTCCAGCAGCCGGGCCACGCCGCGGGCGATCGTGACGGTCGACTCGTTGCGCTGGCCGCTGCTGCCCATGGTGAGCGCGCCCATGGTGCGCTGGAGGATGCGACGGTCGAGGACGTCGTACTTCTCGCTCTGGAGGACGTGCTCCTGGGCCGGGGTGATGATGTCGATCTGGAGGCGGTGGTCGCCGACGACGACGGGGAGCTTGGCGACCACCTTGAAGTTGTCCTTGAGGTTGTCGATCTCCTCCTGGGTGGCGGGCTCCTCCTTGGTGCCCTGGCGCACGAGCAGGATGAAGTTGGCCGCGCCGACGAGGCTGACGCGGTCGGCCTCGATCAGCTGCTGCTTGAGGTCGAGCAGCGGGAAGGTCGACTTGAGCCGGATGATCGGGAACCGCTCGTAGGTCATCTTGGTGCGGGTCATCCGGAAGACCGTCATGGGGTTGAGCAGCAGCAGCCGATCCGGGTCGAAGCCCCAGCGGATCACGAGCTCGCGCTCGACGCGGTCGTTGACGTTGATCTTGCCGAGGGTGAACTCGGCCAGCAGCGGGTCCATGTACTCGCCGTTCACGCCGGCCGCGGCGGCGGCCATCTCATACGGCGTGGCGTGCCACGCGAGGCGGTCCTCGCCGAACGGGCCAGGGCGCAGAGGGACGACCTTGGTGGGGTCGAGGAAGGTCCACGCGACCGGGCAGGCCATGGTGACCTTCTTCTTGGACCGCTTGCCCTTCTCGGTCTTCGCCTTGGGCGTGTAGGTCTTGCGGCCCCACCACAGTCCGACGATCGACTGGCTGTAGATGAAGTCCTCGCGGTGCCACTGCCGGGCGAACGAGTCGAGGTCGAGGTCGGTGCCCAGCTGGTTGAAGATGTCGGCCGCGAGCGGGTCCTCGGACTCCCACTTGAGGCCCTGGAAGATCAGGCCCTCGGTGACGTCGCAGACCCCGCCGATGACGTCGTCGTTCTCCACCGCGGATCGCGCGGTGGCCATCTGGGAGTAGGGGTTGTCGGGCGCGACGTAGGCGGCGCGGTTGAACAGGCTGGGCCCGCGGCCAGCGGTGCGGGTGCGGTCCACCCAGTTCGCGATCTCGCGGGCGACCTTGTCGACGTAGGGCTTCACGGCGCTGGTGAACTCGTCGCCGGCAGCGTTGATCCACGGCATGCCGTCCGCGGTGTTGAGCACCGCGTTCTCGCGGACTACGACAGTCACACCTGCCCCCTCATCACGGCGAGGTCCTGACGCGAGACCTCGATCAGCCGGCTGGCGGTCTTCCACTGCCGGTCGAGCTCGTCGATGAACCGCTGGACCTGCTGGGTGCGGACCCTGGTCCAGTGCCGGCTCTCGCCCTCACGGCGGTGCAGGAGCACCGCGAGCTCGGTGAGCCGGCCGGTGTACGCCGAGCACTCGCGCATGACCATGTCGGCGGGCTTGGCGTAGAACGTCCGCATCGCGGCAGCGATGAGGTCCAGCTCCTTCTCCACCTCGGCCCTGGTCCCCAGGTAGCCGGGCGCGCCGAGCGCGTTGATCGTGGAGGAGAACAGCAGGACCAGCTGCTCCATCGAGGGAGGCTCGTGCGCTGCGGGGGCTGCACTGGAGGGGCCGAAGCGGTCCTCCTGCATCTCGGTCGTCGGCACGGAGCAGACTTCGGCCTGAACGCCTCTAAACGCTCCTCAACTCCCGTTTCCCGCAGGTTTCTGTCGAAAACGGGGCTGAGAGTGCGCCGATGGTGCACGCTCGCCGGCGTCGAGCTCACGACAGCCCCGTCTCAACGGGCGTTGGGACGGGGCTGTCGCTGGCTGGTTTACTCGTCGCGGCCGTACGCCGCGTCGCGCGCCTTGCGGAGCAGGCGGATCAGCGTGTTGATCTGCGCGCGGCCGGGACGCCACCAGATGTCGGTACCAAACGGGTTCGAGCCAGTGACGGCGTCGAGCACCCCGCGGCCCAGCAGAGCGTGGTAATCGCGCTCCGCGTCGGACGTGCGGAAGTCGTGCTGGACGCCCATGCTGTTCTCGATGAGGAAGGTCTGCATGAGCTGACCGATGCGCTCGACGTCGTCGCCGTAGACGTGGTCGACGATGTGGTACTGCCCGGTGCCGGTCTCCGGGGTGCCGATGCCGACCTGGACGTCCTGGTCGCGCTGCCAGCCGACGTGGATCTGGAACGGCGCCGGCCCGGTGGCGGGGTCGTGGGGGTACGGAGTGAAGACGGTCTCGCGTGGCATGGCTATGCCCTCCTGTTCTGCCCATCACGGGCATCTGGCCTAGCCCCTCACGGGCTACGGCTCTGCGGAGGACTTCGGCTCAGCCGAACCGGGCGAGCACCGGCTTGCGCTCCTTGGTGGCGTTGAGCGCGGTCTCGATCGCGGTGAGGCTCTTGCCGGCGATGCACATCTTGGCGGCGTCGAGCGTGTGAAACGAGCCGCCGCCGTACCGGGTCTTGAGCCCGGCCGCGGAGCCCTCGTCGCGGACGTACTGGATCTCCTGGCCCTGCCACTCGGTGAGCAGCTCGCGGTCGTAGGGCAGCTCGATGCGGCCCATGTCGACGAGCTTGCGCAACTCGTCGGTGCCGAACTCCACCACGTTCTTCTGGATGACCGCGTCGAGCTGGGTCTCCTTGTCCTTGAGCTGGCGGTCGTCGAACTCGACGGCGACCTTGGAGGAGAAGTTGTAGCCACGGATGCGCCGGCTGATGTGCTCGGGCGTACGACGCTGCGTAACGTGCGTTCCGACGGCCTCCGGGTCGAGCTCCTGCCACAGGGGCAGGCCGTTGCCGGTCTTGTCCATGGAGAACGCGCGGAGCCGCTCGCCGTAGAAGTCGAAGACGGCCTTGATCGCCTGGGCCTGGTTGGCGGCGCTGATCCGCATGAGGTGGATGCGCGCCAGGAGCCGGAGCAGGTCAGCGTCCTTGTCCTTGGGGTGCTTCATCGCCCCGAAGACCAGAAACTCGCTGGGGTCGCGGGTGTAGCCGATGTCGGCGCCGGCCCAGTAGGAGTGGTAGCGCTCGTGGAGGTGGTTGCCCGGGAACTGGAGGAACATCTCGATCGGGGCGCCGCTCTGGCGCAGCAGCTCGTCGTTGACCTTGATCTGGGCGTAGACGTTGTCGTTGTATTCGGTGGCCCACGCGTCCTCGTTGATCCGGACGCACGCGAGCAGCCGCGCGAGCACGAAGACCGGGTTGGTGGCGTCGCCGTGGTCGCCGTAGATGTTGCGGCGGTAGTCGACGTTGTCGCTGGAGCCGCCGTAGATCGCGATCTTGGCCCTGCGCTCGGCGGGACCCCAGTTGGGCCGGTCCATGGCCATGTAGCGGTGCACGGTGAAGGGGAGGTCGGGGTCCTCGCCCATCGTGTACTTGTAGTAGCGGTCGCGGACGCCTCGGGACACGCCGTGCACGCGCCACTGGGCTCCGGGCGTGCCGGCCTTCATGGTCTCGATCAGCTCGGTCCACCCGTTGTCGGGGAAGTCCTGGCCCTCGTCCATTTCGATGACGAGGGGGTGCATGCCCTTGACCCCGCGGCCGTCGCGGTTGGGCAGGCGGCTGATGATCCGGGCGTTGTTGATGAACTGGACCTGGAACTGGGGCTGGTGGTTGATGCCCTGCCCGCGGGTGGTCGGGAGCATGGCGGAGCCGAGGCGTGTGGAGCGGAGCAGGTGCTCGACCTTGTCGGTGACCGGCCGGAGGTGGTTGAGCTCCGGCGCGGTGATGAGCATCTCCTGGCCGGCGTGGGTGAAGGGGAACGCGAAGGCGCGCATCATGATGCCGACGGACTTGCCGACCGCTCGGCCGCACCAGTCGATCTGGAAGGTGTCCTCGTTGCGGTACCAGACCCACTGGTAGTCCCAGAGGCGGAAGCAGGCGTCGATCTGCTCCTCGTCGATCCATGAGAACTCGGCCAGCTCAACACCGCTGGCGTCGTCGAGGATCGCGGCGAGGTAGCAGTCCTCCTCGTCGAGGACGGGGATGGCGCTCACGAGTCGAGCCACCTCTCGATGGCGTCGCGGTCGTGCATGTCGAGGGGCGCGGGCTCTAGTCGGATCATGGCCGCGCACTTCGTGCAGCCGGCGTAGGCCGCGCGACGGTCGCTGTCCTCCGTCACGACGTCGGGCAGGACGTACGACGGGCCCCAGACGTGCGTGTCGGGCTCGCAGCCGTCTTCCTCCATCATGATGCCGCCGATCGGCCAGTCGACGACGTGCGGCTCGAAGGCGTCGGCCTCGTCGGGGGCGAGGAGGTCGGCCTCGTCGTCGACGAGGCGAGTCGGGTGCTGGCCTCTGACGCGGCGCCTCATGCGATGCCCCGCCGGCGGCGCCAGTTGTCCTTGCCCGTCTTGCCACGCCGGATGTCACGGGGCATGTGGCCGAGGTGGTAGCAGCCGCAGAACGGGCAGAGGTAGATGTTCAGCGGCCCGCCGCCCTTGAGGCGGTTACGGTGCGCCCTGGCCTCGCGTCGACTGTTGTAGCGGCGCTTCCCGACGCACGCGACCTCGCGGCCGATCTCCGGGTCGCCGACGAACGGCGCGGTCATGAGGCTGCGGCCTTCTCGAACCCGGAGAAGCGTCGGAACATGCCGATCGAGAGCGACGGCTGGGCGCTGAACGCGCTGTCGATCAGCGACATCATCCAGAGCCGGCGCCACTCCACGAAGAACGACGGGTGTACGCGCAATACGCGCGCAATCGACTCGATCCGCTTCATGGAGCCGCGGTGGTCGTGGACGCTGACGATCGGCCGGCTGCCGTTGAGGTAGCGCGACAGCTGGACGTGCGAGGTGCCGATCTGGGAGGCCAGCCAGCGGACACTGCGATCGCCGAGCAGGTCGAGCACGGCCGGGCCGAACGTCTCGGTGCTGAACTGCGGGACGGCCATCATCTCCCACAGGTCGTCGAGCGTCGGCGGCTTCTCGCTGCCGTACGTCGCGGTGTAGATGTCGGCCAGGAGCCGGTGCAGGACGTCGGGGTGGTCGGCGAGGTACTGCTCCCAGAACTCCGGCGTCTCGGAGTCGGCGCCGTGCTGGTGGCCGTCGAGGAGCCGCTGCCAGTTGTCGCTCATGGGTCACCTGCTCGCTTGCGTGCGGTGGCGTGGTCGCCGACATGCCAGACCCGATAGGGGTCCTCGCCGTTGGAGTGGTGGGGCGCGAACTCGCGGTAGCCGTCGATCCGGAAGAACTCGCCGGCCTCGTGGGTCTCGACGTCGCGGACCCGGTCGAACAGCCACGCTGCCCAGGTGTCGCGGTTGTACGACGCGGCCGGGACGAGGAAGGAGTGACGCACCCGGATGCGACGTGCGAGGTTCTGGGAGTCCTCGGTGTCGGAGATGACCTGGAACTGGAGGCCGCCGGACCCGTCGGGCTCAACCTCGGTTCGGAGGTGGAACTCCCAGCCGGGCTTGTAGTCAATGGAGGCGACCAGCTCCAGCAGGCCAGGAGGCAGGTAGCGGTTCACAGGTCCCGCACCCAGAACTTCTGCTCGTGCTCGCGGAAGTAGGCGTCGACCGCGTCGAACTCCGGCTTCATGTACTCGCTGATCCAGTCGACGATGTCCTCAGCCGACTCGATCCCTGCCTTGCGCCGCTCCTCCTCGTTCGAGCGCCGGTAGCGCCCGCAGATCGCGAACAGCTCCTTGGTCAGCTCGATGGCCTTGCCGAGCTCCTTCTCGCGCTTGATGCCGTGGGCCTTGGCGGCGTTCTTGAGCGTCATGATGTAGCCGCCCACCGAGTCGTGGGTCTGCTTGTCGCGCTGCGCCTTCGTCAGCCCGAGGGCGGTCTGGATCTCGTTGATCTGCGCGCCGACGTCCTTGACGGTGCGGCGCAGCTCGACCTCCTCCTTGGCGTCGAGGTCCACGCCGTCGTAGTCCATGCCGGCGGCGAGCATCCACTGCGCGCGGAAGTTCTGGACCTCCAGCAGGAGCAGCCGATCGAGGGTGCGGAAGTCGTTGGCCTGGGTGAACAGGTACTCGGAGAGGTACTTGGTCTTGGCCTCGTCGTAGAAGGTCTTCTCCTGGCGGTGGAGCAGGGAGATCTCTCCGCCGGTGATGGTGCGGACCTTGTGACGAGGCCGCTGGCCAGTCACTGTCGTCTGCGACAAAGCAGGCGCTCACGTTCTGGGGCTGTGACCTCAGGTTAGGTCAGCGATGGAACGTTTCTGGCACCGTCAGGACGACTTTCGCGTAACGCGCTTCTGGAGGTGGGCCCGGACCTGATCGGGGCTCAACGTCCGTTGACGTGGCACTCGCCCGAGCGCCTGGAGCTCGCGCTGGATGCGCTGCGGCCAGTCGACCGGGCGCCACACCGCGGCGTCACAGCCGGCGGCCGTCAACGCGTCGAGGAACTCCTGCTGCTCCGGCGAGACCTTGCCGTCGGCCTTCTTCAACTCGCGGAACAGCACGCCCTTCGCGCCGACGATCACCAGGTCAGGGAAGCCCGCCTGGGAGCGCCGGCTGTCGTGGGTGTGGTAGACGAGCAGCCCCAGCGTCCTGCACAGCAGCATGATGTGCGCCTGGAGCTCGGCTTCGAGCACGACGACGGACCTCCTCGCGCGCGCGTGCGCGTTGGTAGTTCTGCCAGAGAGGCTGGAGGGCTGGACCCTCAAGCGCCGGGGGGCTTGTCCTCCGAAGCCGGACGGGCTTGGACTTCGTCCCATCAACAGCGTTGGCCTGATCCTATTGAGGTCGTCTACAACTTCCGGGCGCTGTGCAGAAGATCTTTGTTACGTTGCGGGGATGGTGGATCAGGCACGAGACCTCGGCCCAGAAGTCCTTGAGCAGCTGCGTGACATCGTGGCCGAGCACGACCCTGACGTGGTCGCGATCGCGGTCATCACGGGGAGTCCTGCGCGAGACGTCGCAGTGTCGGTGTGGACAGGCTTCGAGGGGCCCGACGCTGAGGAGCGCGGGGTGCAGATGTTGGTGGACTGCCTGACCGCCGAGGAGATCGAGCGACGCTAGGGCGTGGGGCAGACCGGGGCGCCCGAGGGGGAGTAAGCCCGGTCGCGCACGTCCGGCCGGACTGCGACGTCGCGATGGAGGATCGCTGTGCCGCCGCAGTCCGGGCAGACCTCGACGCGGGGCCGGCACCAGCACAGCGTGGTGGGCCAGTGCCCCTTGCGCATGAGCTACTTGCTGGTGTCGATCGCGTAGGCGGGGTTGAGCACGTCGTGAGGCACGGAGTCGAGACCGGAGCGCCGGACCGGGAAGTCCGCGGCCAGCTCCTCCTTGCGGGACGGCGCCTTCTTCGCGGCGGCCTTCTGGGTCTCGGCCTGCTTCTCGGCCTGGCTCGACTGCGCCTTCTTCACGGCGGACTTGGGCTCGGACATGGTCAGCTCTCCTTCGGGATGTCGGTGCCGGCCTCGCGAGCCGGCGTCGGGGCGGCAGCCTTCTCGGGCGCGGGCGCCGGGTAGCACTTCGGGCACGCCTCGACCGACTTGCTGCCGTCGGGCTGCGGGCTCACGGGACGGTCCGTCCCGCAGTTCGGGCAGGGCATCGTCTCCACGCCCTTCTCGCGTTCAGCCATGACGGACTCCTCCTTGGCTCGGGTCACGCTGAGGACTTCGACACGGTGCCCTCAGAACGCGCGTTGAGACCGGTGTCGCCGGCGGCCAGCTGGGCCGCGGCCGGAGGCTGATGCCGTCTCAACGGGCGTTGCCACTTTGGTACCAGCTCTCGTCGACGCCCAGAAGTTCTTGCGCTCGCTGCTTGCATGGATGGGTGGACGTCGAGGTGGGTGACTGGCTGTGGTTCGAGGAGACCGCCATGGAGTGCCGCGTCACCGACCTCGACCACCAGATCGAGGCGTTCACCGTGCTCACCCCGGGCGGGCTTCTGCTCCAGTTCTACGACACCGACCTGGAGCCGTACGAGCCGCCGGTCGGCGCCGAACGTGACGAGCTGGAGCGGTGGCTGCGGTGCAGGCACAAGATCCTGCCGAGGCTGCGTGTGGAGACGACCACGACCCGCTGCAAGAGCGGGTGCGGGTGTCGCGCCTGCTACAGCGTGGCGACCACGTCGAGTCGACCGGGCCATGCCCCGCAGACCACGGTGCAGCACTTCGTCGACGGCACGACGTGCAGCTGCGTGACGCAGGTAGGCGGCACGCGGCACATCACCTGCTTCTGCGTACAACCGGAGTCACCGTGAGCATGGATGAGGCCACCCTGGCGGCGGTGTGGGCGGGGTACGTCGAGACGAGGTCTCCGGAGGCGCTGGAGCTGCTCATGGCGCAGTACGCCGGGCTGGCCTCCTACCTCGGTCGCAAGGCGCTGGCCAAGGCGCCGGCGCACCAGGACCGCGAGGACATCCTGAGCTACGCCCACCATGGGCTGCTCAAGGCGATTCAGAGGTTCGACCCCGAGATGGGGGTGAAGTTCGAGACCTACGGCACCCGAGTCATCACGGGAGCGATCATCGACGGCCAACGCAGCCAGGACCCGCTCGCTCGCCAGACGCGCCGTCGCGTGAAGATCGTGCAGGCCGCGATCGAGGAGTTGTGGGATGAGGGCTGCTCCGAGCCCAGGATCGAGCAGATCGCGGACCGGGCGCGCATGGAGCCCGAGGAGGTCCGTGCCGCCCTCCTGGCGCAGCAGACCCTCAACGCCTCGCTCGACGCCGAGGAGGTCGAGACCCGCGGGGTGTCCTCGGAGGCCGAGGTGGTCTCCATGGTCTCCGAGCTCCGGGCGCGGCTGGCGACACGGCCGGCCAGCCTGAGCCCACGCTCACGGGTGTTGGTGCTCTCGCTCTACGTGGACGACCTGAGCATGCGCGAGGTCTCCGAGCGCCTGGAGATCAGCCCGGCGTGGTGTCGCCAGACCCGCTCCAACGCCATGCAGGAGCTGCGTCGCTAGTGCACGGCGAGGTACTCCTGGATCAGGACCTCGGGTAGTCGTCCGGACGTGGTGTGGAGCTTGTTCTGGTCCATCGCCCACGCTCGGATGTCCTTCCCGGAGACGACCTTGCCGCTGGCGGTGATGTAGGTCTGCCGGGGCTTGCCGTCGAGCTGGATGTGGTGGGGCACCATGCCGGAGAGACGCAGCCTCTCGATCGTGAGGTCCTTGTGCTGGAGGCACAGGTCGCCGGTCAGCGTCATCCCGTCGACGCGGAAGGTCGCGTCGTAGGGCGCCGGCTTGCCACACACGGGTCCGTCCGCGTGGTCTCGCCAGTCGCAGATGCTGGTCACTTGCTTGGCCAAGAGGGGGTCCTGCCGTTGTTGTGGGGGGAAAAGGGCGCTCGAAAGCAACCCGACGACGCCATCGACCAGTCTCGCGCCTGCGAGTAGCGGGCGGTGGGGGAGAGAGCGACCGATTCATGCGATCGTAACCAACTGATCGCGCTCGGTCCAAGCACCC